TCTCACGTGTTTGCCGTGGTAACACCAGGGGTTTGACTTTTCGAGCCTAAATAAAACCGCCACAGGTATTTCTGCAATTTTAGGACAGAGTGCTCAACGGCTAGAACTAATTGCACGTATGTATGCGGAGACAGGGATTTCGGAACTGTTTCGTTTTATGGTTAGTTTGAACCAAAAATTTGTAGACCAAGAAACTGTGGTTCGACTAACTAACAAACAGTTACGTATTAGCCCTGACGACTTAAATGGTAATTTTGACTTAGTGGTTAATGCTGGCATTAGTATTGCAACAAAAGAATCTACTATTTTAACTTTGCAAACGATGTTGACTGCTTTAATGCAAACACAAGCAGCTGGTATTCCTATTGTAACCCCACAAAACATTTACAATCTATTTAAAAAGTGGATTGAAAGTGCTGGTTTTAAAAACTATAATGACTATGTTACAGACCCAGCAGTTGTACAACAACGTGCAATTATGGATATGCAACTTAAACAACAAGTTCTTGGCAGTTTACCACCAGAAGCGTTGCAAGCTTATATGACATTTGGTGTATTACCACCACAATATTTATTAATGTTACCGCCAGAATTACAATTATTGTTTGGAGGAGAAGGAAATGGAACAGAACAATCTGGATTATTCAACACTTTACAAAGCAACGGAACACCTCAAAGCGGAAATGGCGGACAAGGATTTAGCTTCGGCGGTCCAAACCTTGCTCAAGGGTTGGTTGGAGGCTTATCAAGGACTGATAATCAATCGCCTCAAATCGTGCCCCGTAACGGAAATGGAGCACCAAAGGAACCTACTGGTGGCGTCGGAGGCTTTTAATGACTTCCTAACTGCAATTATCGCTAATGGTGTGATTGCGGAAGATGAACTCAAAGCTTTACTGGAAAAACATAAGTTTCAAACACAACGAGGTTATTATCCAGTTTAGTTATAAACACTTATGATTGGGGGTGGTAATAAGATGACTGACATCGTATCTGGCGTAGTATGACGGAGGTGGTCCTATTATCTCCCTGTTCTGGGTTACGAACAAATTTTATAGAAAGGATAACAGACTTTGAAGATTTCTTACAGTCCAAAGAAGTTGCCATTTCAATATGACATAAATTCTGGAACATTTACAGAAGTGCCTCAAGTGAAACAAAACACAGGCGAAAGTTCTGGAAATAATGAATATAATGAAAGGCAAAACTTTTCGGCAGAACAACAAGCTTTGTTAAATAAAAAGCCGAACCAAAGTGCTAGACCGAAAAATTATCAACCAAGTGAGCAGCCAGCACAACATCAAGGTATGCCAATGGTTAATCAGATGGGTTATGCACCGATTGCAAGTCAACTAGCTAAACAAGCTGGTGTACAAAGAGCAGTCCCAAGCTACCAAGACTTTATGAAACAACGTGAGCCTATCAATCAAGCACAAGCTCGTATGGAGGCTACACAAGGTTTCCCACAAGATGGTAATTTTAAACCAAACACAGATTATACATCTGTAAGTATGGCTCCTAAATTCCAATCTGATGGCAGTAAAGAATTTGCAGCTACTCACACTGGTTTATCCAATCCTAGTGCTATTTATGATATTTTGCAACAAGGTAAGGCTTTAGAGGAAAAATATCGCAACGCAGCTGAAGGAAACTATACCCCACTAACAATGGGACAGATTGCTCAGCAACGTATGGATTCTATTCCTCAAGATATGGCATGGGCACGACAAAATCCATTCACAAAAGAAATGGGTTATCAATGGGTAGATGATGCTAAATTAGGTCAACTTGGATGGGGAACAGATGATATTGCTTCTATGAAAGCACGTACTGAATTCCACCCACAAGAGATTGAAGAATTGTATCATCAAGGTGCTATTAGAGCTCCATATCGTGAATATTTAGCAGAGCAAGAACGCTTACGTCAACAAGCGGAAGCAGAAGCGGCTAGAGTAGCAGCAGCGAGAGCGGCATCTTACCCTTACAGTGAACCTGATTATTACGAACCACAATCAGACAATTCCAGCGAAGTAAGTGCACCAGCTCCAGCACCTCAACCAGTGTTTAGTGGTGATTATTCTATTCAAGCACCAGAAGAAACAGACTGGAGAAAGGTTCCGCTTTATAAAGCAATCGGTGGATTGTTTAGTGGTGGTGGCACTACTCAAGTACCATCTAACGGTTGGACTACCGTAGACGGCTTATAATTTTATTAATAACATTCACCAACCCGTAAGGGAGTGAAAGGAGATTATAATGAAGGATTTTGAATTTAATTTGCAAACTTTTGCAGAAGGTGAAGCTGAAGTACCTGCAACTGATGCTACACCAACAGAACCAACTGGCGATGTAGAGGGTACAGATACTCAGACACAGCCTGCTGATTTTGATTTTGGTATTGATGAAAACGGCGACGTATTCTTTAATGGCAATCGAATGTTCGCTTTTGATGATGAAGGAGAACCTGCCCCTGAACCAGAGACGCAGGAATCTGATGAAGGACAAGCTAGTGAACCTGAACCAGAGCAAGCAACACCAGAACCACAAATGTATACAGTCAAAGTTGACGGTCAAGAAATGCAAGTTCCACTTGAGGAACTTTTGAATGGCTACCAACGCCAAGCAGATTATTCTCGTAAAACCCAAGCATTAGCAGATGAGCGTAGACAATTACAACAACAATATGCTCAATATCAACAACCACAAGCACAACCTGAACCACAAGAGCCGCAACAACCACAATTTAGTCAAGCGGATTATTATAATAAATTGGCAGAGTTTGCAAAAGGTGAAGTTGAACGTAATCTTGGTACTGAGTTTGATGAATTGAACCCTGTTCATATTGCAGCATTAACTGATAGTGTAGCTAACATTAAAGCTCAAATTTATGAACAACAATCTATTCAAAAGAATTTTGCTCATGTAGTTAATCAGTTCCGCCAAGACCCTAACTTTGCGGAAATTGACCGATACGCTGAATGGCGTTTACAAAATATGCCATATCAACAAGCAGTAAAAATTCAAAATGCTTTAAACAACTATGACGCTGATACAGTGGCACAGTTCATGACAGCAGCTCGTAATGAATATTACGGCATGATGAACGCACAATATAATCAGCAAAATCAACCGCCACAAGCGGTACCAAATATTCCAAACCCAACTGCAAAACCAAAGCCACCTGTCCTTGAACAAGCAGGTAGTGGTACTAGACCACCAACATCAGTTACGCAAGACGTAGATTTCAAGGCGATGGGTAAAATGACAAATGACCAGTTGGTGCAATTATTCCAAAAAACTGGATTGACCCAGTTATAATTTATTGACGAGGTAGAAAAATTGGCAGATAAAGATATGGCTGTCCGTTCCTTTACCGTTGTAGGTAAAAAAGAGGACATCACTGATTTTGTTACAGCAATTGACCCTGACCAAACGCTTTTGACTAATAAGTTTGGTAAAACTAAAGTAACTTCCACAGAGCATGCATGGTTGAATGACTCCTTGCGTCCAGCAATGGAAAACGCATACCAAGAAGCTGTGGACTTCGATTCCCAAAAAGCAAATCCACGTAAACGTGACTCTAACTATGTGCAAAAATTCTTACATGGTTACAGCGTAACTGATACAACTCAAGCAATCGCTAAATATGGCGTATCTGATGAGTTGGGTTACCAAATGGTTAAAGCGACTAAAGAAATTGGTCGTGACCTTGAATATGCCATTGTTCGTAATAAAGCAAAAGTTATGGGTGACGATGCTATCGCTGGTAAAATGGGTGGTATCCCTTACTTCTTGGAAAACTTCAAAGAGGTAACAGCAACAACTGCTGGTGTATTCACACTTGCAAATCATAAATTTGTAAACGGTGATGTAGTAGTATTCCGTGGCAAAGGCGGTACTGCTCTTGACGCTAATTTGAAAGCTAATACTCAATACTTTGTAAAAGTTGTTGATGCTAATACTTTCAATATCTGTGCAACTGAGCAAGAAACAACTGCAACTGCATTTAACACTATTAAACCTGCGGTAAATATCGTTGCTGGTAAATGTGAATTGACTTCTGGTAACGCTATCGACGCTGGTGCTGTTACTGGTGCTAACGCTGGTAAATTGACATTTGACGTTATCAATGATGCTATGCAAGCAGCTTGGTCCCGTGGTGGTTCCATTGATTTCGCAGTAATGTCTGGTAAGAACAAACGTGTATGTTCTGGCTTCACTCAAGGTACTACTAAAAATCGTGAACAAACTTCTAAAGAATTGGTAGAAGTTGTAGATGTATTGGAAACAGATTTCGGTCGTATTGACTTAGTTTCCCATCGTATGTACACAGATGATGTAGTAGACTTAATCGAAGCTCAATACTGGAAATTGGGTTACTTAATCCCATTCCATGTTGAAAATGGCTTGCGTAAAGGTACTTATAAATCTAAATACATCACTGGTGATGCTACTTTGGAATGTACTGCACCTATTGCAAACGCTCGTATTTACAACATCACAAAATAATAAATGATATGGGGAGGGCGACCTCCCCTATTTTTTTTAGGAGGTACTATGAACATTGGTACACATGTAGAGATAGACCCTAAAACTGGCGAATGGAAAATTAAACAAACATATGACGAAGGAGTAGTACTTCGTGAATGTAAACGCATGCGTGATAGTATGGAAGAAGGGCGTATACATGATGGTAAAGCTAAAAAAATTGCCATGATACCACGACATAGATTTGCAACCGATTTTGAGTTAATGCAATATCAAAAATGTCAAGGCAAGGATAATATAGAAGCAGCTAAATGGTTAAATATTTGGTTGGCTAAGAATCCTGAATTCCGCACCACCAATACAGTTTATTCAGAAACCACTGGCAAAATTATTAAATCCACAGCTAAATATGGAGGTATTTAATGATTAGGGTCCAAGCTATTGTTGAAAGTATACTCTATAATTTAGATGAGTCTTATAACAGACAACATTCTAATAATGAGTTTATTGATGCTATCAATAGTGTATTACGATATGTAAATTTATCACTTATCAACGTCGAGAGTTCGTATATTGCCAATAAAGTGCAATTAAAACCAAATAATGGCGTTGCTAAATTACCTAGTGATTTCGGTAAATTTGACTCCATAGAAGAAGATACAAATGACACTTATGAAGTTATGGGTAATAAAATTTACATTAAGAATAACACTATTTTAAAATATTATCGTATTATACCAGAGGTCGATGACATTTCTGATGAAATTGATTTACCCCCTATTTTATTTGATTTATTTGTACGCTTTTCTACTATGCTCCTACGTAAAGAGCCAGATAAAACTGGTGGTTCTGATGGGATGGCAAAGCTCATTGCTGAGGAAATACGTAAAATGACAGCTAGTGATGCTAGTAGACCTCTTGAGCGACCTATGCAATTTTATGTATAAGGAGTGCACATGAAAGTAAAAGAAATGTTGATTTTGGCACGTCAACGTCTTGGTGATATGCAAAAAACAGCTTATTCTGACATTGAATTAATTTATTGTTTGAATAACGCTATTGATAGATTATCCTATGAGCTTTTTCACCAAAATGACCCAGAATTAACTAAAAAAATGACGATAAATGGCAATGCAGAAGTTAAAAGACCAGATGATTTTATTGGTTTCCAAGGACAATTTCCTGTATCCTTTGAGTATCGTGCTGATGGTCCAGTTATGAAACATTTAGACCCTACATTTGATGGCACATTGGAAATTGTGTATTTTGTAGCAATGCCTCATGTAAATGGTCTTGAAGATGAAATACCATTTAAACGTGTTATGTTTAACAAACAATTATTGCAATTTTTACTGTATGAAGCAAAACCATCTTTAGAAAAAGAGTCTCAGAATAGCAATACAACACCTGCTGACCAAGGCTAGGAGGTAATATGACAGTAAAAGAATTAATGACAAAAGCAGCTCTACGTAATCGTCTTTCTGATAGTATTGAAAGTGGTTATGATGATGATGAATTAATTGCATACTTTAATGATGCTATTGAATTTATCTGGCATGTTTTGATTAATAATAACTACTACGAGGTTATTGGAGACTATACATTTACACAAAAAGAAACTCCAACACCAGATGATTGGTATAAGGCGACAAATCAAGCTCCTTTATTGGTGAAAAATAACGGGAAAATGATTGAATGTTATGGTGAGTTGCCATATACAGTGCGTTATTACCGTAGACCTCAATTTGTAAATAGTGTAAATGACCAATTACCGTGGACAAATGAAGGCTTCTCTAATATTTTAGCACAATTAACAATCATTTTTGCCATGAGCAACCATGAATTTGATATGACTGTAGAACAAGATTTCGTAGAGGCAATTTTAAATTACTTATAGGAGGATAAATGGATAATCAAAACAATCTACCGTCTACCATTAATGGTGATGGTCGTAAGTTTATCTCCCTACTTAAAAACTATTTAGCCGAATTGAAAGAGGCTTTAGATAAACAAGTTCAAGAAGTTAATAAATATTTTAACTCTAGTGCTGATAATCCTGATACATTCGATGAGCAGGTTAGTGGAATTACCATTGAAGAAAAAAATGAGAGTGGAACCGTTTCTCTATTAGTAAGTTGGAATTCTGATGCTATTAAGAAATATAATGGGGTGAGAATTGATGTAAAAGTCGGAGAATTTACCACAAGATTAGAAGACTTTAATAATATAAAATGGACACGTCAGTATGACACAACTAAGACTAATTCTTACTTAATTCAAGGAGTTGAAGTTGGTAAAAAATATCTCATTCGTATTCGTGCTAAAGATGTTACTAATGCATTGTCAAAAGATACTAAAGCCCCAGTTATTTTATATTATGTATCTGAAATAGACCACGCCCCTAAACCACCTTATCAATTTACTGTTATTTTTGATAAACGTGGAGCGTATTGGTCTTGGAAACAATATGACCAAAATGATTATGAATGGTCTGAACTAAGATTGGATAGAAATGTCGGTAGCCAACAAAATAGACTTGAGGTAACTCGTGGATTATCTTCCACACAGGTACCAACAGTAAGAAACGGCACGGCATATTTATTTAATAAAGGTATAGGCAATTCTTGGTCAGCACCAGCTACTGTAAATTATAATAAAGCAATCCCTCCAGCACCTCGTAATATTATTATTGAAAAATTTTATGAAGGATTAAAGATTTCTTTTGATAGCATCCCAGAAGATTGTAATGGAGCTACAATTTATGTAAATAATGAACCCTACCACGTCACTTCAAATGTATTCACATTTAACTGTTCAACTGGTGAGTATACAATTAAAATATGTTATACAGATATTTTCGGCGAAGGCGAAATGTCTCAACCAGTAAAACAATCTACAGTAGAAGAAATACCTCCAAATGCTGTCCATATAACTAACAAGACCGTATTTGATGATGGTGTTATTGTTGCAAAATATATTGGTAATAAAGCAGTGGTAGGCACAAAGATTGCTGATGGTGCTATTACAACAGATAAGCTAGTTGCCAATGCTATCACAGGTGATAAAATCGCTGCTAATGCTATTACTTCAGATAAAATTAAAACTGGAGAAATTACAGCAGTAAAGATAGCTACTGATACTATAACAGGTGATAAACTTAAAGCTAATACAATTACAGGCGATAAAATTATTACAGGGAGTATTACTGGTGATAAAATTGCAGCTAATACAATTAGCGGTGATAAAATCCAAGCTGGCTCTATTAGTACTAACAAAATACAAGCAGGTGCCATTACTGGTGATAAATTAAGTGTTCAAACATTATCTACTATCACGGCTCGTATTGGTGAATTAAAAACTGCCGACACTGGTGCCAGAACTGTTATTCAAGATAATCTAATTGAAGTGTATGACCAAAATAATAGGTTAAGAGTTAGAATGGGGGTTTGGAATTAATGCCACAAGGGTTACAAACATTTTCCGAAAATGGCTCTTTAATGATTGATGTATCTAGTCGAATACAAAAATATCTTGGAGTTGTAAGTTGTCCAGAAAACATGAATTCTGGCACCGTTCAAAATAAATATTTAGAGGAGGGTGATTTATGGTATCTAATATTACCAGACTCATATCCAGAATTAAGGCTAGAGGGAAACAAACAATTCACTTATTCCGTTCCTACTGTTACAAAAAATGGCGACAAATTGCAATGGTCATTCTCCCAAAGCCACGTTGGGTGCCGAATTTTATACGGAGTTTTTTAATGAAGTATTTTGAAGTAAATAATGATAATAACCATTTACAAATCGACGACACATATATGAACCTATATATGACCAGAAAAATTAAATTAGATAATACATCTGGCACAATACAATTCCAAAATGGCGAAACAATGGCTGCTATCGGTAACGGGACCAACTCTATTAACGGGTATTGTTCTAATTCCAGCGACCATTGTGATTACTACATAGATAACGCACAAAATGCTTATATCTATATTTTCGCCACATCCCCTCAATCATCTTCTACTTCTGGTATGCAAATCTTTAATGAAGCTGGTAAGTTAGTTTTTGACTCTAATCAAAAACAAGCCAAGGTTATCGCCGTTGGTACCAATAGCGGAACTGTTATTGGAAGTAACATAGCCATAGCATCTGGTGGATTGACTAAAACTTCAGATTTAACTACTAACACCAGACCATATGTTAAAAATGAGCCACGCTATGAAAAGGTTATGGAAAATGACTGGGTAACAGAAGAATATACAGATTATGGTTTTATTTACGTTAATGGAAAACAAACATGGGGTCCAATCAAAAAAACACGCACTGTATGGAAACCAGTTGAAAAATGGAAGTGGGTTACATATTACTATGGTGTAATCGACGGACAAGATATTTACCATACATATACATATAATATATATATTAATGGTGGTGTTATATCAACAAAACAATTTCACGAGCAAACTAGCGAAGGAAAATGGCGTGAAATTTATCGTAATTTTTGGGGTACGCAAAATTACGGAACAGCATGGTCAGACGCACTCGTTGGACAATATCACGCCCATCGAAATAATAGTAGCGGTGTAATATCCGCATATAGTTATGTAGTATTAGATGTAAATGGTTTATAATGGAGGTGATAAAATCACTACCAACACATTAGATGGCAGAGCCATCAAAACTGGAACATTGACTGGTGACAGAATTGCCGCTAATACAATATCTGGTGATAATATTAAAAGTAAGACTATTACATCAGATAAGCTCGTAGTTAATGAACTTGCAGCTATCAGCGGTAAACTTGGCAAGGTAGAGTCTGGTGAAGTCGTAGCTAGTAGTATACACAGTGCCGATAATTCATTTAATATTGATAAAAGTGGTAATATTAGAGGTGCTAACTTAACTGATGTTACTATTAGTGGCTCTCGTATTGATGCCGAAAGCATTTACCAAGCAGGATTCCATATGAGAAATGTTGATATTATAGTTCGAGATTACAATCATGGAGATACTATTTATTTACCAAATGGGTATTCGTGGGATAATTGTGTTGCTATTCCGCAAGGTGTCATAGACTATACACACCCCAAAAATGCACCATCGTGGCGGGGGCGACATGTGTTTGATGCACTTCCATTAGGCAATCCAATCACATACGGTATAACGCTAGACCATGTTGCATATGCATATAGTGACTACTATGACCAGAGTGATAGGGATTATGGTTGGAAACGTACCGCTTATCGGTTACGTGTTATTTTAATTTTATTTCAAAAATAGGAGGCTATTATGGCTGAAACACAAAATTTACACATTACATTTGGTCCATTACCAGAAGGTTTCCGTGGTCCACAAGGACCCATAGGTCCTATCGGTCCTGCTGGTCCGCAAGGTCCTCAGGGTCCTAAAGGGGATAGTATTGACAATACTAAATATCCTAGCGTAGCACACTATTTGAAACGCCAAAATGTATACGCTACCGAAGATTTAGAAAGTATCTTGTACGCTATTATTGATAACCTAGGTAAACCGATGCCACGTATTCCATCTGCGTTCTCTTTCAACCAACCTAGTGCTGGTGATACAAGCGTATACGTATATGGCGAGTCTCACTTCTTCGTAATGTTAAGTGGTCAAGAAAATACCAAAACTGAAATTATCGGCGGTGCCGCATCCTTGGCATTACCTGAACCATTTGGTACAGATACATTAGTACTTGATTATCTTGATATGACAGGCTCTCGTGTTGAAACATATCGTATCACTCCAGATGTTAATGTTACTACTGTAGCTAAAGCTGGTCAATATTATAATATCTATGGTGTTGAAACTTTAGATTTACCAAAAGTCACTACTGTAGAGGAAAATGCAATTACTTTCTCTGGGTATAAAACAATTAATTTACCAGAATGTACTTCTTGGATTAAAGG